AGGCAGCAGCAGCCGTTCTCTCTTCGAAATCGTGCTGATCTTTCAAATCAGATGCATTAATCTCCACTAGATTACAGAATTGGAATGAGTTCAAAGAAATCTCAGCACAAGGATTGGTGCCAAGTTCCAAGTCATTGGTAAAGAAGAAACCAGGCTCACCTGAGTTGCTTATCTCAACCTTCTTCCACAAATCTAAGAATTCATTCTTTGTGATTTTACCACGGAGCAATTTAGCACTATTGTTAGCACGTCCACGTTGTGGGTTGGCTATGTACCACTCACCAAATTTGCAGGTCAACATCTCTTCATCATCGTGATCAAACAAGGCAATCATTGCTGACCTACGGATACCACCAGCCAAAACTGCGTTTGCAATGTGACATAGGATATCGTGGCACTCCAATGATGATAGTTGTTCTCCATCTTGTTTGCGTTCAAAAATGGCTTCAATCTGAGCCAAACAGATACGCAATGGTTCGGGACCAGGAGCAACACCACCTGATGTGATTAGTCTTTCGCCTTTTGCTCGTATCGATCTAAAATCGAAATTAGGCTTCCAGTTGCTGAGTCCAAAATAGGATTTGACCAAAACTTTAACTGCATCAGCCCAGCCTTCAATATTGTCAGGAATGAGATACCTTCTCTTTTTCGTAGCTCTAGAAATGGCAGGCAACTTAGCAATATGGTTATGGCTAACACTATAACCCACTCCAGTACCTGAAAGCAAAAGGAACATAGTCTCACTAAAAGCCCTATAATCGTCAATATGAAGGTAACTACAGTTAAAAAGACGAGCGTTATTAACTTCAATAGGCTTACCAGCAAATTGAAGGGAACGCATCGAGGGGAGGATTTTTTTATCATAAACGAATGTATAGGCTTGTCTAATTTGTTTTTCTAAATGAGGAAATTTACGAATGTGCATCTGCATATTGCGATCTGCAATTTCGTTCCAAATTTCTCTTCTTTGAACAGGCTCATCGTATTTGGCGTACTTAGACCAAACAACGATGTCCGATAGTATTTCGTGATTGATTTCCATATCAAAATGCCTTTCCGTGTTTGTAACCACGCATAGAATTATACTTCATTTTCAATTCGATATGCTTCTCAAGGTCGATGTTCATACCTCCACACAAATCAAACAAACGAATGGCTACGTCTGCGATTTCATCTTCGAAAGTTGACTTGATTTTCTCTTCAAATAAAGACTTCCAAATACCTCTGTTCATTTGGAATTCCTCATCGGTGTATTGCAACTGAATGTCGTGCATCAAACCATCAGCAACTGCTTTTTCAGCATACTGATTTTTACGCAATGCTTCTTGTGCTTCTGCCAATTCAGATACTACAAGCATTAACATTTCGGACACATTTCTCTCTGTGTCCCAAAAGCCTTTTTCTTTGGCTGTTCCGTGTGCTCTTGCTATTAAATTTTTCATAAGGGCTACAAATATAATCTGAGCCCAAACCTAAAGCAAATTATTTTTTGGTTGTTTTTCCGTTCTTACCGTTACGAGCACGGTTGGTAGCACGCTTCTCAAGCACCATACTACCTGACTTTGTGTGACTTAAGTCAACACCACTAGAATGACGCTTGCCATAAATTTTTCTCTTGCGTGCCTCAGCATTAAGTTCAACACGTTTTGCAACCTGATCAGGTCGCTTATTGAATGCCTTTTGGGTAGTGTAATCCCTACCAGTTGCTTTGGTGCTTCCGGGCTTTTTACTTTTTCCTACGATTGTGTTCTTGGCCATCTTGTTTATCAATTATTTCTCCAATGATGTAGGACATTCCTATTGTAAAGGTAACAAATAATAACCCAAATAGGAATCCACCAATCATTTCTTTTTGATGTTAGTAACTCTTTTACCCATACCAACTCTTGATTTCTCTGCTTTCTTTGCAACCAATTTAGATGGACTTAATTCTGATTTGGTTACTGGGGTTTTTGATGATACTCTTTTTGACGGACGGCAATACTCGTTCTTTCCTCCAGCACCGCAAGCTTTGCCGCTCTTGGTGTCTACCCACTTCTCCGCTCCCCATCTTTTTAGATCTGAGCCCGCCTTTGTCTTCTTTACATTACCAGATGCTTTTCTACACTTGGCAATTGCTTGTGATGCCCTTGCAGAAGGGAATACAGCGTACTTAGCTTTGACCTTAGTGTAACAAGCATCTTTCATCCTTGACCTCTGTATTTTTTAACGTAGTTCTTACTAGTCTTTAAAGAAGAACTCTTCTTTTTAGAAACAACACCCGGTCTTTTGATGGATGCCTTTGGCTTCCACTTGGTAGCCTCTTTACTTGATTTTACTTTTGCTGCCATATATACATTCTGAAATAATCAAACTCTTCTTTACCGCCTTCTTCAACGTAGTTCAAGTAAGCCTCGTATATTGGGCCTCCGAAACTAACTTCTTGATAAGAGGTGTCAACACCACTACCAATCATTTTAACTTGGTAGAATTCAACCTTTTGTTCAATCACCTCCATTGCTTTTACTACCTGCTCTGTTTTGGCTTCAGCAACTATAACAGCTTCTTTCAGTTCGGCTTTTTCCTCTTGCTTTTGTGCAACAAGTGCTGCACTTTTGGTTTGAGCAACTTTGGTTACCTCTGAGGCCAAACTCAAATTCCTTTGGATTTTCGCCATCATCATTTCAATCTCATCTACAGGAGGAGTAGTAACTGCTCCTACAGGAAATGAAATTTCAATCAATAATAAAAATACGCAAAATGCAATAATGAGCGTTCTCACAATTTTTTAACTGTGTTGATAATCCGCAGTTCTGTTATGGCCGCAGATAGAGCAGAATCTGATTTCTTTAGAGCCGCTCCCATTTTATCCACCTTGATTTCAAGGGCATCAATCTTCTTGTTAGATTTTTCAATCTGATCAAGATAACTCGTCTTACCGTCATAGTACAGATAGCTAACAGCCAGCAGCATACAAAAAGCCACACCTGCAACTGGATTCTTTTTGAAATCATCGAAGGAGATGGGTAAGGGGTTAGTTTTAACTTTTGGGGTGCTCATTCTTTTATCTTTTTATAGTAGTAGATAATTGCCATAACGCCTGATACACAGCCGATTAGCCCAACGGCTACAGCTACTACAGGTTGCCAAGCAGTTGCTATAGAAATTAAAGCGGAGGCCCCAGTCAAAATCGTAAGCCCATCGGCTGTGGAATCAGTTTGTTGAATCATTACTTTTTTTTGATTTTTGCAGTTACTGTTTTTGTCAAACCCATCCTAGTCTTTATTCCTTTTGGCTTTGGGTATTTCGCATTATCCATATATGCTATAAATGCACTTTTTGGTGCAGCCTTAGAAGTAGATTTTGGTTTTGGTTGTTTCATTTAATAAAGATTTATTGATGAAGGTTTGCCTTTTTTCTTTGGTAAATTTACCGTTTTACCAGTTGGAGTGCCTTTTTTCTTTGGCAATGGTTTTAGTGCACTAGGCTTGCTTGGTGCGGCAGATTTTGGAGGACCAGTGGTTTTTCCCATAGCTTTCGCTTTAGCAAATCTTGCTTTTGCCTTCGCTGCATCTTTTAAAGATACCTTCATTCCTGTAGGCATCTTTGGATTTTTTGGAGTCATCATAGTTGTATTTATTTATTTTGATTTTAGAATCCCCCTTCGCTGCGTAGACCACCAGCATTTACAGGACGTTTTACAATGCCTTTTCCTTTATTAAGGCGATTTGGTCCTTTGGTTAACCCACCTTTACTACCTGGAAGGGCTGGGAGGTTTTTTTTCATACCGCCTTTGGCTTTCGGAGTGTCTTTTTTCATTTTTGGTCCAATGCTGCCTGTTGTTTTTCCAGTAGCTTTCAATTTAGCAAATTTTGCTTTTGCCTTCATTGCATCTTTTGGCTTAACCTTCATTCCTGTAGGCTTAACCGGTTTGTTGGTATACATCATAGTTTTATTTACTTATTGTGTTATTTAGAATCCCCCTTCGTTATTACGTCCTTGTGGAAGGCACAAGTTATTTCCTCTGCCTCCAGGAATACACTTGGATGCTTGTTTGGATTTTTTTCTGTTCTGCTTACGCATTTCCTCCATAGTCTTAGGTTTAGATTTGATTTCTCTCAAATCACTTTTGGCTTTTTGTCTAAGTTCTCTTGGAGTTGATTTTTCAGCACCTTTGTCAGTTCGCATACTAATCAGCTCATTAATTGCTGTTCTTCTATTGCGACTCAATTCATACTGTTGACCATCTTTATATACAGTTGGTCCTGACTTTTTTGATCTTGCACTTTTTATTCGTGCACGACCAACAGAAGCATTAGGTCGGAAAAGTGAGGGAACCTTACCTTTACCTGCTGAAAATGCTTCAGCTACATTGTAAGAAAGAGTGTTATCTTTTTTTCCTGCTTTCTTTGCTGCTACTTTTATTTGGCGAGTATCTCTTATAGCTGCAGCAGCGTTTTTGACACCAGATACTGCTTTCTTTGCTGCTGTAGCAGCACCGGCTGTTGCCGCTTTTACTTCTGCTTTAGTCCGTGTTACACGAGAACGAACTTTCTGCATAATTGGTCCGGGAGTTTTCTTAATAGCCATTATGGTCTTTTTTTGTTTCCTAAGTAAGACTTACCTGTCAAACGTCTTTTAGTGTTAACCATATCGGCAACAGCACCGACAGCAGTAGCAGCCATACCACCAATTTTCATTGCGGTTTGCTTACGTTTTTTAGCAGCACCAGCAGCACTCAAAGGAGGCTTAACCTTGCTGGTCTGTTTCATAACCTGTTTTTTGGTTACGGCTCCGATAGTTGGTTTCTTCGGTTTCATTATTTTTTAGTTTTGATTGTTTTAGTAGGTATGGTTTTTTCAAATGTCTTTGAATAACCAGGACCCTTAGGTTTAAACTGCTGCAAACCAGTCTTATTAAAGATAGCAGCACTATCTTGATAGCCTTGAGATGGAGGTCCCATTCTATAGACATTAGTAGTTGGTTCTGTTTTTGGTTTTGGTGCATTAACACTACCCATAGCCGCTCTCTTCATCATATACTCTTGCATAGATGGTGAGCCTTTCTTTTTATCGTTTTTTGCCATTTTTCTTGGATTTAATTGGTATATTTAATTTAACATTTGCTCCGTAAGATTTTCCTGTTCCGATCTGAGCCCCAAGAGTAAGATTTTTATTTACTCTTCTCTCTACACCGATATCGGCATTTCTATAACCCGGACCAACATTAGCCTTGCCGATTACAGTTGTTTTCTTACGCTGAACAGAAACGGTTCCTCCTCCACCTATATTCTTTCCTTCTCCATACGCATACAGAGATAATTTCGGAGGCCCTTTCTTTACGGTCTTTTTCATTTGTTCTTTTTGACTTTGATTTTCCCACTAGGTTTAGTCGGCTTTGAGTTGTTGTGTTCTAGCTTCTTCGCTACAAAATTACAGTTATACATATTAACTTCCTTTTTTCCATTTCTTGCTTGGAGATGCAGTCTTGCTTGGGCTCCACTTTACTTTGTCGGCCCAAAAAGCAGCGCTCATCTTACCCTTTGCGATATTCTTACCGTGACGAGACTCAAATGCCTTTCTTTGTCCTACTGTTTGATTAGTTTTTACACCCTGTTGTCCGAATCGAATTGTTTTAATTTTGTCACCTTCTTTGGCAACAACAATATGACTCTTCTTGGGGTGAGAAGGAGTAGCCTTGAAACGGTTTGCAGAAAACTTACCGTGCTCGTCTTTGAATATTTCGAAGAATTTCATAACACTAAGTTACTTAATTTAATTTAATTTTCCAATGGTGGAAATGGTGGTGCTGGTGGTGGCACGTACTCTCCCTCTGGCAAAGTTAAAATCCAATTCCAAGTTGGATTGGTAAATACTTCTTCTTTGTCTTGTTCGCTTAAAAACAAAAACCAAACTCCGTTTATATCAGCAACGCAATTAAAGAACTCATAAGGGGTGTAAAACTCCCCTTGTACTTGGTTGTATTGTTCGGGTGTTAAAATGTATCCTATCATTATACTTGACGGCTTAAAGTTGTTTGAAACGCTTGTACTGCGGTGTAATAGTTACTTTGTTGCGTATTGTCCAATCCATCACCAATAGAACACAAGGCAAATTGTTTATCTGAAAAAAAGGCAGGTGAACCCCCACCATTTGCCGCACCTAAATATAAATTATTATTTGCAAAACTTCCTGAACCTGTCCCGCTTGCAACTGAACTACCATTTTTATACAAATTTTGCGCTCTTGAACCATTTGTAGCCCCTAACCAAAAACCACGAGAATCTAAACTTGCAGAACTTGATCCATAATTTATATCTCCAATTCCAAGATATGCCAAATTTGAACTATAACGAGCAATTAGATAAGTTGGGTCAACTGTCATTCCCGC